CAACGATCTTGAGCCAACTTTGCGCACCGACCAAGAGAAATTGTTGTGGCTTGTTGAAAAGGATCAAATTATGACAGGCGGCGGTTTTGATAACAATGCCGTTGGTGAAGTTAATAAGTCAGCTTTACACTTTGTTTCCGATTCAGCATCACCTATTGATTACAGAGATTCTGTACTTTCTGCAACAGTTATAGAGGCGTGTCTATGGGTTAGGGACATGTTAAAACAACAAGGACTTGTTGAGGGTAGCATTAATCCTATGGGTGCTAGCGTCGTAAGAGCGGCACAAGATTCGGACGGTATGTTCGGATTTCCTGTGTACGAAAAAGGTTACAAAGAGTGGTCCTTAGATTTAGCACAGCGACTTTTCATTGAGACAGGGGTGTCAACTTCAGAGCTCGTCGGCACTGGAGTATATGATAAGGCTAAGGGTATCCACACCAAAGCCCGTGTTGTAGACGCGGGTGCTTATGTACTAGATCATAAGCCTTTGTTTACTTCTGAAGATATGGTTTCGCTAGTCACTCTTCTTGCGCGTATTCAGAAACACGGATGGAAATATGAGAATGGTAAATTGCACGCAAAACCGGGTAAAACTAGATCTGTTTATCCTAATGCTTTTATTCCATCTCTTATTGAAGCAATGATTATGGCGCCATTTAATGATAAGCTTAAAGAGATCAAATTTAAGTGCATGCCATCACTTCAAGACAAGCCTACAAGGGTGGCAATTATTAAAGATCAAATAATTGAGGCTTTGAGTAATGATCATGACTATCTAGCTGCTGACTGGTCAAAATATGATGCTAGTGTCAAGGGATCAATATTAGCTACAGTTATTCAATTAGTTGTTAAACCTTTTATAAATCCAAAGTACAGCTATTGGATAGATGCGGCAACATATATTTTAACCTATAAGTATATAATCACTGATACCGCTTTATGTGAGATATGGCCTGAGGAGCTTAAGGCTGCGCAATTAGCCGCTCCTTCACGTAAGGTGAAGTCTTTTACTATTTATGGCTTAGTTGATGGGTTAATATCTGGTGCAAAATTTACTCATGTCGGAGGATCACTTTATGGTGAAGTCGTCATACATTATTGCATACCAAAACTGCTGGGTTGGGAG